CATCCCCGCCACCACCGCCCGCGACCTCGTCCGGGAGGAAGCCGCCCGCCGCGTCGACCCGAAGGTGGATGCCTGGCGTGCTGTCGTCGCCGAACGCCTCGAAGCCGCTCACGCCCGCCTCGACAACCTCGAACAGGCTGCCCTCGAAGTACTCGAGCGGGAGCACATCACCGTCAACAACGGGCGCATCATCGTCCTCAACGACATGCCGCTACCCGACGACGGCCCCGTCCTCGCCGCCATCGACCGCCTCGTGAAGATTGAGGATGCGCGGCAGCGGAACAACGAATCGTTGCGCCGCCTCTTCGGCCTCGACGCGCCCGTCAAGGTCGACGCGACCGTCACCGAGACCACCCAGCAGGACCTCGAACTGCAGGAAATGGTCTCCGAGATGCGCGCGAAGAACTCCAACGTCACCGACGGGCTGCGCGCGAAGCGGGAGCAAGGCGAGTGACCACCGCCGTCGACCGGGCACGTATCGCAGACCCCTACGACGAGCGGGCGAACGCCGACACGTTCGACTTCGCCGCCTGGGTCGCGGGCATCGACGCGCGCCTTCTCGACGGCAGCCCCAAGTACCGTGCCGCACGCGTCGAAGCCACCCGCCTCGATCCGCTCCTCTTCGCTGTCCTCTACTGCCTGCACCACCTGCGTGACCCCGAAGGGCGCGTCACGTTCGCCGACGCCCACCTCGAATGGGTGCGGCTGGCGCGCCAGTGGGCGCTCCCCGTCAGCCGGCCGCAGGAACAGCGGGACGCGCTCCTTGCTCCCCGCGCGACGGGTAAGAGCACTTGGTGGCTGCTTCTCCTGCCGCTGTGGGCCGCGGCGCACAGCCACGTCAAGTTCGCCGCCGTGTTCGCCGACTCGGCCCCGCAGGCCGAGCTCCACCTCGCCTCGTTCCGGAAGGAAGTCGACGACAACCCGGCACTCCGCCGCGACTTCGCCGACCTGTGCACTGCTGGCCGTCGCCCGTCAGGCGCGGCGCAGTCCGACGCGAAACACATGGTGATCCGCAAGTCCGGGTTCATCTTCGCGGCGAAGGGCATCGACTCGTCGAGTCTTGGCATGAAGGTCGGCGAGCAACGCCCCGACCTGCTGCTGCTGGACGACGTGGAGCCGGACGAGAGCAGCTACAGCTCGTACCAGGCGGGGAAGCGGTTGATGACGGTCCGCGACGCGATCCTCCCGCTGAACATTTACGCGCGCGTCGTTCTGTCGGGGACGGTGACGATGCCGGGCAGTGTCACGCACCAGATCATCAAGTACGGCAAGGGTGAACGCTCCGACGTCACCGCCTGGGTGGGTGAGGAAGGGTTCCGCGTCCACCACCATCTGCCCGTCGCAGCGGACGACTTCGGCAATGAGCGGTCGATGTGGCCGACCCGCTGGCCGCTCTCCTACCTGAAGGAGCGAGAGCACACCCGCTCGTACAAGAAGAACTTCTTGAACGATCCGATGGCGGTCGACTCCGACTACTGGACCCCGACCGACTTCACCTACGGCACCTTGCCGATCGCCAAGGCGTACCTGTCCGTTGACGGCGCCGTTACGACGAAGGCCACCTCGGACTACACCGGCCTGTCCGTCGTCGGCTACGCCCCCGGTACGCAGGCGGCGCCTGCGCGCTGCCTGGTCAGGTTCGCGCAGGCAGTGAAGTTGAAGGGTGAGCCGCTCCGGCGTCGCGTCCTTCAACTCCTCGAGTCCTTCCCCGAAGTCGGGGCTGTCCTGGTGGAGTCGAACCAGGGCGGCGACCTGTGGCGCGAGATCTTCCACGACATGCCAGTGCGCGTCGTGACGATGGCCAACAGCGACAAGAAGGAAGCCCGCGCCGGCCGACTCCTCAACCTGTACCAGCTGCTGCCGACGCGGGTCGTGCACGCCGAGCCGCTGCCCGCGCTGGAGGAGCAGATGGTCGCCTTCCCGAAGGCCCCCAACGACGACCTCGTCGACAGTGTCGGCAATGCGGTCCTGCGGTTCCTGAAGCCCGTCCAGAAGCCGCGCGCTGCGGTCCGTTCCGTGAGCCCGAGGTGACGTGATGCCGGGTACTGAAGATCTCCTCGACGCCTATCACGAGCTGTGTGAGGAGCGCCCGAAGTACGCGAAGGCGCAGGCCTACTACGACGGGGACGTTGAGGAGATCTTCGCGTCGGACAAGGTCGCGAAGATGCTCGCCAAGAGCAATCTCGGGGAGCTCGACGAGGTCAACTTCGCGCGCATTCCCGTCGATGCGGTCGTGAACCGGCTCGACATCACGTCGATCACTGTCGATGAGCCGCAAGCCGATGCCGACATCCTCGACCTGATCACCCGCAACGAGCTGGAGGAAGAAGGCCCCGGGCTGCACTCGCGGGCATGCTCGCAGGGCGACGCCTACCTGATGGTGTGGCCCGAGATGGACGGCGACACCATCCTCGGCGTCAACATGTTCGTCAACGGGCCGAGCGTCGTGCGCGTCATCTACGACGAGGAGAATCCGCTCCGCAAGCGGTACGCCATCAAGTCGTGGACCATCGGCGCAGGCAAGGATCAGGTGATCCGCGCCGACCTGTGGTACCCGGACCGCATCGAACGCTGGCTGTGGGCAGGCCAGTACACGACCCGCAAGAACAAGTGGGAGGCGTGGTCCGGCGACGGGCAGGACTCCACGCTCGACACCCCCTACGGCGAAGTGCCCTTCTTTCATTTCCGCACCTCGCGTCCTTACGGACGCCCGGAGCATTACGCGGCGTTCGGCCCGCAGGCGTTGATCAACAAGCTGGTCATGTCGCACGCCGCGACCGTCGACTATCAGTCGCTGCCGCAGCGGTACGGGCTCATCGACCCGGCCGTCGACCAGTCCGGCACCCAGTCCGACTGGGATCCCGAGTTCCCCGAGGACGTCGGCGCCGACCCCCAGTCGCCGCTGAACCCGTCGCAGCTCCGCAACGACCCCGGCGAAGTGTGGCTCCTCCAGGGGCTGAAGGGGGTGGGCCAGTTCCAGGCAGCCGACCCCAACGTGTACATGCTGCCGATCGACCGGTACGTGAAGGCGATGGCGCAGGTCACCGAAACCCCCATGCACATCTTCGACGCCACCGGTGAGCAGATCTCCGGCAAGTCGCGGCGCGAGGCGAACGGCCCGTTGACGGAAAAGGTCCAAGCCCGCCAGCGCAGCTTCGGCGCGACATGGAAGGCCGCGTTTCAATTCGCCCTGCGGCTCCTCGGCCACGACGATGTGACGGTCGACGTGCAGTGGGCGGCCGTCGAAACCGTCACGGACGCCGAAGGCTGGGCCACCGTCGCCGCGAAAATCGTCGCCGGAGTACCGCGCGACCAGGCCCTCATCGAAGCCGGATACACCCCGGCCCAGGTCGCCGGATGGCTGGCCGTCCTCGACGACGACGCCGAACTCCAGCGCCGCGTCACACTCCTCGGCTCGCTCGGTGACGCTATCCAGAAGCTCGGTGCCGGCGTGCAGCTTCAGGCGGTCTCCGGCGACCAGGTGACGGCTCTCCTCGACCAGGTCCTCGGAGCCACCGCCGCCCTCGCCCCCGGGCAGGCGACCGGATGACGAAACCCGCCACCGCCGCCCAGCTCGCCGTACTCGTCCAGCAGGAGCAGACAGACGAGGCCGCCCAGTACGAGGACGCGACCGCGGTGAAAGCCGACGGCGGCGCCGATGCGGCCCTTGCCGCGGTGCTTGCGGGCGCCCTCGCGGGCTGGGTGACGGCCTTCGGCGCGGTGACCGCAGTCGGCGCCGGTGCCACGCTGGCCTCCTATCTGGCGGGTGTTCGTGAGGATGCGGCCCGTGCCACGCGCGGACTGGGGCCGCGGGCGACACGGGCGATCGAGCGGTCCCTGGCCGACGCGGCGGGCATGGGGGTGCGGCACACGCTGCACTTCGCTGACCGCGCCGGGGCCCGCTGGATCCCTCACGGCCTGCCCGCCCCGAGCGCCTCCGGTGAGGCGCTGGACGCGGCCCGCGCGCTCGCGGCAACCGTCCGGGAACAGCTGGCGCTGATGGATCGCCTGCTGACGCCAGGACATGTACGCACATCAGGCTGGCAGGGCGTCCTACTGGGCCTGTCCGCGGGGCGCCGGGCTGCCCTGATGGTGCGGCAGGTCGCGGCGTGGTGCATTCACCAGGCCATCAACGACGGGGCCCGGCAGGCGATCCGCGCGCTGACGGCCGGACAGTTGTGGGTGGCTGAGGCGACGGCCTGCGTGCGGTGCGCTGCCTACGCCGGGCGCATCGCCGACGCGGACGACATGTTTCCGGGCGGCCTGTCCTTCGACCCGAACGCGCGCAATGTGCGGGCGGCCCGCATCGACGGTCCGCCGCTGCACATCAACTGCCGCTGCCGGCTTGTCCCGTGGCGCGACGAATGGGCCGGTGCAGGCCTGACGCTTCCCGACCTGTTGCGTGAGCAGGCGTGGCGGGCCGTCGTGACCGGCGACGCCCGACCGTCGGAGTCCCGAGCTGCACGGCTGCGGGCCGCGCGAACTCTCATCACGCTCCCTGACGTGCCGCCCAGGCTGCGGCATCAGGCCCGAACCGTAGTCGCGGCTGGCCACTTCTAGAACCGAACCATGCTGGAGGAACTGATGGCACCCCGAACCCTCGCCCGATCCCGCATCGCAGACCCGGCCGGATGGTCGCATCCCACCTGGTACCGGGGCGGCGTCTTCTCGCCGGTGTTCTTCGCCGACGGCGGAGAGCCGGCCGTGGACGACGAGCCGGAGCCCGAGCCTGCGGACGAGCCGGAGCCGGTCGACGACTGGACGCCGCCCACCCGCGAGGAGTGGGAATCGCACCAGGCCAAGCTGAAGTCGGCCTCCGGCGAGGCCGCGGCCCGCCGCAAGTTCCTGCGCGCCAACGGCATCGACCCCAAGACCGGCCAGAAACTCAACCCGGACCCCGAGCCCGAGCCGGAAGAACCGCCTGCCCGTACCGACCGGAACGACGAACCGCACGGCCCCAGCGCCGCCGAAGTAAAGCGGACCGTGGAGCGCGCGGTCGCCGAAGCTCGGGTCGAGGGCATGCGGGCAGCCAAGGAGATGGTCTCCAACGTCAACTCCGTCCTTGACGAGCTGGGCTGGAACGGGCAACGCCTCGGGCTCGTGATGCAACTCGCCAACTTGGACGGCTTGGACGCCGACGACAAGGAGGGCATCCAGGAGGAGTTCGAACGCGTCAAGACGGTCTTCCCTGAGGGCTTCACGCCACTCCAGCGGCGCCGCAACTCTGCCAACCCGTCCAATGGAGCTGGCGTTTCTGGCCAAAATGGCGCACCGGCGGCTAAGGTGGATGCAGCCGACAAGAAGCCGCCGAAGCCTGAGCCCAAGACGTGGGCCGAGGCCGTAAGCCAGCAGATTGTCCGCGGCGGGTAGTACGCCCCCAGCGGGGCACGCACCACCGGACCCCACGGGGTCCGCGCAGGAACGAGCGGGACGCTCACAGGTCCGCCCAGGTAGGGCACCCACCCAACCGTGCGGGCCGTGAGCCCCCTGCCCCTCCTGAGGTTGCCATGCGCCCGACGCGCGCGCCCGTATCCGCCCTTCCCGAGCCCGGCCGACCGATCCACCAGATCTTCGGTGGCGCCGCCGACACCATCATCGACAACTGGATCCCCATCGAGTGGGACTCCGACGTCATCCAGCGCGTCCAGCGTGAGTCCGTCGTCGAAGCCAACGGGTACGGCGTGCCGATGAACACCGCGACGAAGCGCGTCCTGCGCTCCGCGGGTATGACCATCACCGCCGGCACCACGTACACGGACGACGCGTCGACCAACGACTACATCACGCTGACCGCCCGCCGGTTCATCTCCAAGTTCACGGTGGATGAGGATGACCTCGCCGACGCTGCGACGGTCGTCGACACGATCCGCATCAAGGGCATGGACTGGGCGATCTCCTACGCCGACGCGTTCGACAACGCGTGCCTCGGCGTCAGCGCCGCGGAGAACGGATCCACCGTCCCCTTCACCAGCGTGTACAAGGCGCTGCGCACCACCAACGCCGCCACCTCATACACGGCGGACGACAACTACCTGAGCTGGGACGACGACAAC